CACAAACGGTGAGCGCAGGGCCTGCAGATTGACGAAGTCCTGCAGCGTCATCGGCCTGAGTGCCACGCCAAACACATCATGTGGCACTCCAATGCAGACGCGAGCACGCATCTCGCGCTCTTCAGCGAGTGCCTCGCGATAGCCTGGGATCTCGTTTAAGTCCATGGCTATGTCGCCAGCTTTCGCCGGCGTCCTATTAGTTGAGCTGCTTCCTGAAATCTACGGACAGCTTGGTTTCGCCATCCTGACTAAACTGCTCGCCCACTTTGCTGATCAGGAAAGTGGCAGATCCACCACCAACCGGCACAAGCGTGAATGCAGCACCAATCGAGGGCGCCACGGTGGCGGAGCTGGCAAGCTGCAGGGTCATAGAGCCGGTCGGGATCTGCTCGATTAAGACCTGTCCAGTAGGCACTCCGTACTCATTTTTCTGCTCGATCACTGAGGTCGAGCGGTCGACGTTAATCGACTCTGCAACGTAGGCTACGGATGCAATGGAAACGACCTGCGATCCGAAGACAAGTCCGCCGTCATTATAGGTTCCTGATGGGTTAGGCATAGTATGTGGTCTTTACTTATTGTGCGTGGTGTCAACTCGGCCACGCATTCGTGCGAATGCAAATGATGGCTGAGAAGGTGATGGTGCTGCGGTCGGTGTCATCGTCGCTGCCGACCTGAGGGCTGGTGCCGTTCTCCTGAATGTATGTGAGCGTGTGGTACGGAAGCACAGCCTCGGTGAACTTGTTCGCGTAATAGGATGCCGCTCCTCTTACTTTGGCCACGTTCTCAGCGTGCAGCGTAGGCTGTTCCTCGACTCGCTTAGTAACCACCTCAAGCGTAATGGATGCGTTCCATGCATCGAGCGTGAACACTCCAGGCTGAACCTCGCCACGGTGACCTGTGAAATCGCCGAGTGTGCATTGCACATCAACTCGAGGGATCGGCAAATTCTCGATCTCGCGCTGCGTGTAGGCATCGATGCCAGCCTCGGCCAGCACAGTCTTCCACGCCAGCTCCACCGCAGGCTCAACCATGTACAGCGTTTGCAGATCTGGTGCGCTCATTTGACGAAGACTCCTTTGTAGCGTTGTGTTCTTCTTTTAACATCCTCAAACACTCCACGCTGCATGTCATTATTGAATGCCTTGATGCGTGCGTTGATTGCGCCACGGATTACGTTGCTCTGATAGTCGCCGTTCTGGAATTGAGGGAATCCGTTTTGGAAATCCAAGGCGTAGTTTGTTTTAGTTTGAAACTTAGTGCCTTGTGAGTTGGCAAATTGCCTGCGTGATAGCTGGCGCGCTTTCTTAACGTAAGCCGGGAACTTGATTAGCGACATGTCGATACTCAGGTCTTCCGCAGCTTTTACCCACGACTGTCGCGCCACACCTTTTGTCAGTGGAATTCTGCGCGCAACATCAGCAGCCTGTGGCTTGATCGACTCCTCAAGCGAAAGGTACTTCTGCCATCGGATGTTGCTCCAGCGCCTGTTCCCATCCATCTCGTGGATTGTTTTGCCGCGCTTATCCATCGGCTTTTTTTCACCCGTGCCGCCCTTGAAAGTGGATACATCTAGAAAGATCCTGCGATGCGTTTGCGGATGAGTATAGATGACTTCTCCAGATGGAAAACGAAATGCACGATTTGCGTTTTTCTTAATCGCAGCAGCTTTATCGCGTAATGAAACTTTGCGCGTTTGAGTAACTCCCGATGCAGGCGTCTTCTTGATTATCCTTTGCAGCACCCGTCCAGCCTCGGCCTTTAGCACTTCATCAAAAGTCTTGCCTGACATCTTGGCCAGTTCCTTGATCACTTGCTTAAAGCCAGTGTCGTTAAATTCGATCTTAGGATTCATCGAGGAACTACCACGTTTTGCTCGAGCTTAAGATGCACCTGCACACATGGATCGTTGGCATCGTCATCAACACCTACCACGCGCAGATACCTGCCATTGAGCTGGCACACGGCCTTGAGATCCAGCCCCAGGCGTTGCAAATCATCACGCTCCATCTCGATCGTGCTAGTGGCTTCAGGGTAATAGCCAGACGCCTGCATTGCCCGAGTCTCAATCGCAGGCAGGATCACGCATCGAGCCGACTGGTCGTTGCGCGTGATGGTGGATCCGGCCTGCACCGTGACCTCGCGAAATCCGACACGGATAAGATCTTCAAACTCGGACATGTTTAAGTAAAAGGGGCTGCGCCAGTTTCCCAACGCAGCCCCTTCGATAGTTATCTGGCGAATTTACTCACTGACCTTTGCAGGGCGTCCACGGCGCTTTGCAGGCGTCGAAGTCTCAGTCGGCTCTACTGACTGGCAGACGAAGCCCTTGCGCCTTAAACGGCCTTGAATTGTGTCAACAAGCCACACCTCATCAAACTGCTCGCCATCGGTAATCCCGTTGTCGGAAATCAGCTGTTTGAATGTGCGCTTGGCTCCACAGTTAGGCATAGGCTTGCCGATCATCTCAGCTGCACCTTTCCTGACTCCCAAGACTAGCGAGTAATTCGCCATGCGATTAGGCAGAGACGATACGTTTCAGGCCACCAGCGATGCCGACGGTCGAACCGAAGCAGCACTCCCAGACCTTCTTCTTCACGCCGGAATCCTCGTCGTACCACTCACGCACACCGATCGTGATACCGGTCGTTGCGTCGGTGATCGCTTCAGCGCGAATGTAGGCTGCACCGGACTGGGGAGCGAGATAACGGATCGCCACGGCAAGCGCCGATGGGTGACCAGCGAAGCCAACGAGGTTCTCACCATTGGCAGGGATGATCGTGCTCTTGTGGACATCGAATCCAGCGAGGCGAGGGATTCGGTTGTTGTGCAACGGATCCGTGGAGCCGTACTGCTGGAACGTGTTGATCGAGGAATCCTTCAGCAGATTCGCGAAGTAAGTTTCCTTGACCACGAGCGCACGCATGTCTTCCGGCATGTTAGCCGTGTCGCAAAGCGTGGAGAGATCCACAACAGCATCCACATCGAACGCCGAAGCAGCGCCGGTGAAGGAAGCAGCGCCGAAGTTAGCGAGCGTCACGTCAGCAAGGATGGTCTGGAAAACCTTCTTTCCAAGCTGGAAGCCCTTCTGCTTGCCGTAGAGCTCGAGGCTCAGGACAGAGCTGGAAGCGACTTCGACGTCGCTCAGGCCACCGGACACATACACAGGCTCACCGAGGGTGATCTGCGCTGCATCGGAGTCGAGGTCCTGGATGGTGTAGTCTGCGCTGGCAGACTTAGTTACGGCTGCGTCCTGCGCGCCAACGCGAGGAATGCTGATCTTATCGCCACGGCGCGCTGCGTCGGCGCTGAAGCTGGTGGAGAACACAGACAAGGGGAGGATCGCTGCGACGAAGCCGTCGAGCACCCCTTGCGAGATGATATCATCATTGATACCGGTGATGGAGTTTCCCATAGGTAGTTTGGTTTGGGTTGGGTTGCTAACTTACTTCGCCGCCGACATTAGTGCCGTGCGGTTTTTCTTGAGGAAAGCCAACCACTCAGCTGACTTCCCGTTTTTGCGCAGCTCATTATACTGCGCAACAAGGTCTTGTTTCGGCAAAGCCGTAGGCTCGCCAGTTGTAAATTCGACAGCCGGATGACCAGCCGATGCGACCACGCGAGTGGCGAGTGCATTGATTTTCTCAGGAGTGACGCTTGCTTCAGCCTTAGCTTTCGCAAGCTCGTCAGTGAGCTTGGCAACCACAGCATCGCGCTCGGCCAGCTGCGCACGCAGGCTGTCGGTGAGTGCGTTTGCCTCGGTCAACTTCGCCGCAAAGTCAATGCTAGCCTCGGCAAGCAGAACACTGGTGGTGTCAGGCGCAGGCTGATCAGGCATCGCAGGCTCCTCAGGCATCGGCTGCTCAGGAGCATCAGGATCCTGCGCAGGCTCTTCCGAAATCTCGACTGTCACTTCTACTTTTAACGCATCGACGGCGTCTGCCGTAGGTGCGACGGCTTCTGCTGTCGGTTCATTGTTCATAAGTTTAGCGATTCTCTGTCCGGTATTTTTCTCAACGCGCACAGCGATGTTGTCCCATATCTCATCAATATCTCCGGTCTTTATGTTGGTGATTTTCAAACCACCAATGCCATTGGCTACAAGCCAGTCTTCGATGTAAGGAATGGCAGCCTTGTCGTTTGCACGCGCAGTAAAGATGACAATGTTTTTTCCACGACCAATCCATTCCTTAACTCGCGCCAGCATCGCAGGTACAGGCTCGCCAATGTGTGAGATCCCTTGCCAGCCATCGTCCTTGGCAAGCGTGCCGTCGAGGTCCACAGCGATTGTCATGTCAGACTCAGCAGCCATGCGTTTACGCAAAGACTCTGGAGCTTTTGAAAACTTGCTCACATCCACTTTTGCAACAGCCTCAAGCCCATCGTACACCTCATCAGCAAAACCGAAAGCCACGGCTTCCTCGGCATCAAACCACGTCTCAGCATCCATTGCTGCACGGATTGTCTCCGCATCTTGTCCAGACTTGTCTGAATAGATTTTCACCAACGCTCTAGGTAGATGGCCGCGCCAGACTTTTTCATTAAATCGCTACTGCGTATCGCACTTTCGCAGGGCCGTGATGTTCTTGAGGCTATTGTCACTGGGCAATTCAGTGTGATTCAAGAGCGCGGAGGCAAGATGATCCATAGC